CGTGTAACGAATCCACAATTATTTGGGGTGAAAACCGAGGGCCAACTTGGTGGACGCAACGAATTGGTCGAGGCTTACGAACTATTCAAAGCCACCTACGTCAACGACCGGGTGCGGAAAGTGGAACGGATGATTAATTACCTCGGCTCCTTCAATGGCGTGGAAGGCATGGAACTTATCCCGGTGGAGCCTATCACGGAGCGACTAAGCGAACAAGCCCTGTTGCAGATAATGACCCAAGACGAACTACGTGAGAAAGCAGGTCTGCAACCGCTTGAGAAACCCGCCGACGTGGTTGGACCTAATCCCCAACCCGACGAGCAACCGCAAGCCGTGGAAGCCTTGCAGAGCAATGACAACATCAAGAAACTATCGGGCCGTGAGTACCAAAACCTGATGCGAATCGTGCGTCAGTATATGCAGGACAAAATCACCTTGGAGATGGCTCGGACCATGTTGTCAGCAGGTTTCGGTTTGTCTGCCCAAGAGATTGACACGATGCTCGGAGTGCAGTCCCAAGAGTTCAGCGAACCCGATGACGACGAGGACTACGGATGGGGCGAGGAAGAGTTCAAGGTCTTGGAAGTGGTTGCAAGCAAGTTCGGTTGTCATGCAGACGATTACCATGTGATGCACTCCAAGCCGATGCGTTTTGACACAAACATTGACGAAAACATCCGCTTGGCCTTTGCCGAACTGGGCGAAGAAGAGAAAGAGTTGGACCTTAAGATTGAGGCGTATCGCAAGAAAAACCGGGATGCATCGGTTGAAGAAATGGCAAAGGAGTTCGGAGTCAGCAAGGCCAAGGTCGCCAAGCGAGTCGCCTACCTAATCACAAAGGACCGCTACCCAATCAGCCGGGCCGTGGACAAGATTGCCGAGCAGAACCTACCCAAGAATGTCAAGGAAGTTGCCGAGCCAGTCTTGGAAGTCCGCTACAAGTACGCATGGGCGACAGGGTTCAGCAACAAAGACAAAGGCTCCAGCCGTGAGTTCTGCAAGGTGATGCTTGACTTAGCCGGGCAGGGCAAGGTCTACACGAGGGAGGACATCGACGGGATTTCTGCAATCATGGGGTATTCCGTTTGGAATCGCAGAGGCGGTTGGTATCACACGCCCAGCGGAGTGAACAGGCCACAATGCAGGCACGTATGGGAGCAGCAGTTGGTAATCCGTAAAGGCAATAAAATTACGAAGGCATGAAGGCACTATTCATAAGCGAAGAAACGCTACTGGACAATAGCATCATTAACGAGAACGTCAGTTACACCCAAATCCGTCCAACGGTTGTCAAGGTGCAGGAGATGCGGATTCAGCCCATCGTTGGCTCTCCATTGTATGGGGAATTGGTTACGCAGGTCGTCAGCGGTTCAACCTCTGCCCTGAACCAAACGCTGCTGGAGGATTACATCCAACCTGCGATGATTCAATGGCTTTACTACGAGTTGCCCATGGTCCTTGCGTTTAAGTACATGAACAAGGGCATGGTCCGTAGAACGAGCGAAGAGTCCTCCCAAATGAGCATGGAAGAGATCACAAGGCTGACCGACAAAGTGAAGAACGATGCCGAGTGGTACTCCGAACGGATTACACGCTACCTGATGGAGAACCGCAATTCATACCCCTTGTGGAACTCGCCTCCGTCTGCATTGGATACCATCTACCCGAACGCAACCAACTATCGCACCGGGATGGTCTTGGACCGCAACAGGAGGATGGGAATCAGCAACCTTGACTACCCCTATCCCTACGGACCGCTTGCTGGTTGTAATGATTGCTAACGATGGGAGCGCACAAAAAGAACATACTGAAACTGCAGACTTATGTCATGGATAAAAATCAAGCAAGCCCTGCTGGACCTTGCAAATGCTCATCCACAGGTCAACTCCTTCGGGACGGGCGACCCGCTTGCGGTAGGCACGGACAACACCATCAACCTGCGAACCCCAAGCCGTGAGCGCATCGTCTATCCGCTCGTTTTTGCGGACGTGCAGTCTGCAAGTACTGACGCTGGGACTTTGGACTTGGTGGTTGGGGTTTACTTTTCTGACCGTGTTGAGTCCATCAAGCCGATGGGCGGAGTGGTTTCGGGCAGCCCTACGTTGGGTTGGCAGGACAACGAAGACGAGGTCCTAAGCGACCAGTTGCAGATAGCACAGGACTTCATTTCAAGCCTTACAAACGACCCAAACGAGGACTGGACCCTCTCATCCAGCGTGAGCCTTACGAGGTTTGTAGAGAGCCGGGATGACCGCACGGCAGGATGGCAGGCGACGATGACCTTTGAAATCCCTTACGGCCATTCGGTTTGTGAAATTCCAGTCTAATCTACATTTACAATTAAACGCTAAAAAATGCCTACACCCATATTGCAACAAATGCTCGGACAGGGCGGTACGATGGAGTTTATCAATGGAACCGTTACCGGGAAAAACTACGACTTCCTTGTAGTCAACACCGCTGCGACCTTCACAACTTTAACAGGAACTGGAAGTGAAAACCTGCTAACCGCTTACAACTTTTCGGGGGCTTCTATTTCCGCTGGCATCGTAATCAGCGGTCGCAACGGAGGCAAGATTACGGCCGTCACTCCAAGCGTTGGTTCGGTCATCGGTTTTACATTCCTGTAAGCAATGCTGATAGGTTACGGCTACGGCTACCCCACAAACCAACTGCTTGGCGGTGGCAATCCGTTTTGGCTTGCCTTCAACCAACGTGCAGACGCTGACGGGGCTTTGCCTGCCGAGGCTGCGGTCAATGGATGCCTCCAAACCCGATTCCTCAACTCCTTCCAATCATACGCTTTCTTCGTCTTTTATTCCAACTCTTGGCAGCCGTTTATGCAACGGGCGAATACCGACTCGGCTGACGCTGCGGAGGTTCGCTTCATCAACTGCCTCGAAGTTCGAATGTATAATCTTTTAAACGCATAGCAGATGCCTGCAAGCCCATCGCTCCTTATCGTCCCTGCTCGCTTTAAGACGGGGAAACTTTACACCCAAATCGCTACGACTTCGGCTGGGGTTGTTCTCGGTTCATCGGGGGACTTTAACTTTACCCGTGCAACTACTGCGACCCGATTCAATTCGGCTGGCTTGATTGAGTTGGTGGCTTCGGGTGTGCCTCGCTTGGATTACTATACCAGCGGTGGAACGGCTGGCTGCCCTGCGTTGTTGGTGGAGGCGAGTGGGACCAACGGAATCCTTAACTCGCAGGATACTACAACAAGTTGGGTTTTGGGTGCAAACCTGTCAAGCGGTTATACTGACGTAATTGGTGTGAGCGGTAACAACTTGACCGTGGCGGTTAGTGGTTCGAGCATTGGCTCAGATGCTGGTGTTTTGCGCAGGACTTCCAATAACGTAGCCCTCGCAAGTGGCAGCACCTATACGCTTTCATTTTTCTTAAAGAAAACAGGAGCGCACACGATTGGCGGTTATTATGCAGTTATAACTGGCGCAGGAGGAGGCAACCTTGGTGGGGGATTTAATGTCAGTGGTTCTTTTAGCAGCGGTCAAATTTATAATACCGCAGGCACAACAAACCGAATACGCAGGGTTGAACAATGGGGAACGGACGTTTATCGCTGCTCCGAAACCTTTACGATGACTGCAAGTGGAACGCTGACTCAATTAGGATTAGGACCAACTACTGCAGTAAACAATCCATTGCATCCAGCAGTCGGTCTTGGCATTGCCTTCGCTGCCCCACAAATCGAACTCGGTTCGGTTCCTACCACGTTCATCCCCACAACTACCACAAGCGCAACACGCAACGCAGAGGTGATTAACCTATCAGGAGCAGTCAGCGGATGCATCGGGCAAACCGAGGGGACGATTTATTTGCAAACAGATGCACTTGTTAGCGGGGCAAGTGATTTATTTTGCTTTGCAAGGGCCACAGCAAATACTGTATCGATAAGCAAAAATTCTACCAATATAATTCAAGCCATCGTATACACATCTGGCCCATCGCCGGCTTTATTTATAGCAGCATCAGGCACCGTGTCAGGAAATATGAAAATAGCGTTTGGATACAAGACTGGCGAAAACGTTTTGTATATCAACGGGGTTCAAATTGGGACGAGTTCAACCGCATTCTCTTTTGCTGCTGCATTAACTGAGATTAATATAAACACGACTGGATTTTTTGAGGGGAGAGGCAACGAAAGGATTAGTGCCTTATCCCTCTACACTACTCGCTTAACCAACGCAGAACTCGCTGCCCTAACGACCCTCTAACGATGGCTACCTTCCGAAAATACGCATTCCCCAAGCAGGCCGACGCTGACAAGGTGCTGGCTCTATGCACAGGCACGACCGCTGCGGTTTCCCTTGGGGTCTTGGATGGCTTTATCTGCTACGACATCCTTTGGGAGGGCGACGCTCCCGAAGAGGCTACCCAGTACGAAACTTGGCCCGAACCCGTCGGAATCCACACCTTCGCAGGATGGGACGAGCAGTACACCGAGGACTACAACCAACACAAATCCCTATGAGATTATTCCGCAAACGCAACCCCGAAACCCCTAAACTCCCAATAATGAAATCAGCCGTCATTGCACTACTTCGCCACCTGTTAACCTTCATCGGTGGAACCCTTGTTGCTAAAGGTATCATTGATTCAGCGACCCTTACCGAAATCATCGGTTCCGTATTGACCTTGTTGTCAGTTGGTTGGATGGCCTTGGATAAAACAAAGGGCGAGCCGAACAAGTAATGAACCTGATAGAAACCACCATCGTCGGGAGCGTTGCAGCAATCGTCGGTGGAGCGGTCGCTTGGTTCACCAAGGGCCGTGTTGAATCGGACTCTCTGCAAGTTCGTCAAGCCCAAGCGGTCCTCGCTATGTGGCAGGCTACCAGCGAGTCCCAAAACAAAGAATTAACACAACTTCGTAACGAGGTGGTAAGTTTGCGTCAACGATTGGAAGACATGGAACAATTGGTTCATGAACTCCAAGCCGAGAATGCCAAACTTAAAAACCTCTCATGAAAGTAACCAAGCATTCTAAAAACGTCCACGCCATCGAGTGCGGACGTACCCAAGAATTTCTTTTGCTCTCTGACTTGCATTGGGACAACCCTAAGTGCGACAGGGCCTTGTTAACCAACCACCTCGAAGAAGCCAAGCGCAGGGGTGCGAAAGTCCTCGTAAATGGGGACTTTTTTTGTTTGATGAATGGGCGTGGAGACCCTCGCAGGAGCAAGGACGACATCCGTCCCGAACACAACAACGGGCGTTACTTGGATTCCATCGTTGACACGGCCGTCGAATGGTTCCGACCCTATGCGGACCTCCTGCTGGTCCTTGGCTACGGGAACCACGAAACCTCCATCATTCAGCACCAAGAAACGGACATACTCCTTCGCTTTGCCACAATCCTCAACCACAACTGCAAGACCGACGTTCAAGTCGGGGGCTATGGTGGGGTTCTTGATTTCAAGATGATTTACGACCCGGACCATCGCTGCAACTTCATTATGCACTACTATCACGGCTCCGGGGGCGGTGGACCTGTAACGAAGGGAGTCATCCAAGACCAACGCATCCTTGCAAGCATTGAAGGCTACGACTGCACTTGGCAGGGCCACGTTCACGAACTATACTATCACCAAAACATCGTCAACCGCTATGTTCGTACTACTCACCAAATCTTGCAGAAACCTGTTCACCAAGTCCGCACGGCAACGTACAAAGAAGAATGGGCCGACGGGTACATGGGCTTTCACGTTGAGCGTGGAAGAGGCCCGAAGCCTTTGGGCGGATATTGGATGACCCTCGAAGCAGGACGCTTTGTAGGCAAGGACCGCAGAGGTCCCGAATTACAGGTCTTTGCTTCCTTCGCCCCCTGCGACAGGTTCTACACCGCTGGCAGTTAGGTATAGGTAGCCGTATTCCTTTTCAGCATTAAACTGGGGACAGGCTTTCGTAACGCCCGGAAAGTCCCTATGTCCGCATATCCTTGCGGTAGGGTACTTCTTGAGCCAATCAAGAAGCACCACGGCAATCGCTTGACGTTGGCCGATAGTTCGGTCATCTTTGTCTTTGCCTCCGATATAACTCACATGAAGGCTCGTAGCGTTGTGGCCTTGAACGCCATTCGTTGCGACACTATCAGGAGCCAAGACCGTTACATTCCCGGTTGAGTCTATAATCTTGTGGTAGCCGACCGACTTCCATCCAAGGGCCTCCTTCCAATGCTTGCGGATGGATGCGATGGTCGTGTTCTTCGGGGTAGCCGTGCAATGGACGACAAGGTGGGTGATAGTTCTCATTCTTCGGGGTTTAATGCGTGGAAATAACTGACCTTAACAGGGTCGGCAACATCAGGACCGCTGGATAGGTGGACCTCCTTGGTTCCCTGCCATTGAGCCATTGCCGGGTCATAGCCCAACAACTCGCAGGACTTGCGGTATTCAAGCAGGAGGACGTGGTTGCCTTCGAGGTCAGCGTTGTCGATGGCTATCATCAGCCGTTCCAAGGCGTTCGTGAGGGCCTTGGCAGGTCGAAGGGAGTGGTATTCGGGCATGGGTTAGGTTTGTACAAATGTATGGAAATAGCCCCAAATCGCAATAAAACGGGGGATGAATAATTTTTTTGCTACGAGGTGGCACAAAATGGTTTGGACTGCATTATCTTTGCTTTACAAACCAAACCCCAAAACCTATGAACAACCAAACCCCATCCCCAAACCAAATCGTAACGAAAACATTCGTATTTAAAGTCAGGGGGTTAAAACAAGAGATTGAACTACCTTGGATGTCGGAAAAAGCAGCAAGATTAAGTGCCTTAGCGATTTTCCGTCAACGAGGATTTGTGGACTTAAAGTTGTCGGAAGTAAAAATATCCAAATGGTAAACTCAAACCTCAAACCCATGAACCACGAAACCCAAGCCAAACTCAAAGCAGCCCTCGCAACGGGCTACATCCTGCTGACCGCCTGCCTCGGCATCGCCTTCTTCGGCAGATTCATCTTCGCACTCCTAACCAACTAAACCTCAAAACCATGCACAAGTTTAAAACCACCAACATCAAGGGGAAGGACTACGTTGAAGTCAACCAACGCCTCCTGTACTTTCGCAACGAACAAGCCTACGCTGGCTGGTCGTTGGAATCCGAACTCGTAGAACTACACGCTGACCGCTGCTGCGTCCGTGCAGTTATCCGGGACAACGAGGGTCGCATCCGTGCTACGGGCCATGCCTCCGAGGACCGCACCAGTTCAATGATCAACAAAACAAGTTACGTCGAGAACTGCGAAACCTCTGCTTGGGGCCGTGCCTTGGCCTGTATCGGTATCGGTATCGAAACAAGCATCGCATCGTCCAACGAGGTGCAGATGGCTATCGCCCAGCAGAACCTTGGGGACCTCAACGACAAACTCGGACTGGTCCCTTCCTACGATGAACTGACCACCGCAACGCTTAGGGCCGACTTCCTTGCATTGCTTGACAAACTCCCAGCCGAGCAGCAGGCCAAGTACATGAAGGACATCGACCACATGACCCCTGCACGCTTCGAGAAAGGCATTCAATTCATCCAAAACCAACTTGCAAAGCCATGAACCTACTCGAAAAAATGAACGCAGACGAGTTTAAGAAACTCCTTGAGTTCAAAGAGAAATTCCCCATTATTGGCCTTGACTTGGTCAAAGCCTTGACCGAGAAAACCCTTTGCATCCAACTGACCCTTGGCGAGTGCATCGACCTGTCCAATGCCATCGGCATCCATTATGGGCAGTATTGCAACCAAATCTTTGACACTTTCAAGTCCAAGCCATGACCTACCCGACTTTAATTACCATCCCCAAGAGCGACATCTGCAAGGCAGAAATCGCCCAAATCGCCCTGCATCTGACCGACCGAATCAATGAAGGAGAGGTCAACCCCATCGAGGCCCACATCAAACTCAAGGCCATCGTCAAGGCTCTGGAGGCCACCATCAAGGCCACCGAGCAGACCGTAGCCGACGAAGCCTCCAAGCACGGCAAGACCTTCCAAGCCTTCGGTGCAGAGATTACCCTGAAGGAAGGGGGCCTCACGCCTAACTACGAGGAGGACCCTATCTACGCAGACCTCAAAGCCCAACTCAAAGCGAGGGAGGAAGTGCTGAAGATGGCCTTTCGGCAAGCCGGCAAGACCGCTATCTTTGACGAATCCACAGGCGAGCAGGTTCCTGTATGCACCGCCAAGGCCACCAAAGCGTCCATAGCCGTTAGTTTCAAATGAGAAGAGCCTCCGATGCCGTAAGGGTTTACAGGTTGCTATGCGACCGCCCCTACCGAGCCAAGCAGATTGCTGAACTGCTGGGCAACAAAGAACGCTACACCTACCGGGTGCTGCACGACCTACTCAAATCCGGCTATGTCGGAGTAACCAAATCGTACTATCACAAACTCGAAACCCCAACCCCAACCATTTACAACCCACAACCATGAAAGACGGACAAACAATCGGCCAATGGCTAAACTGGGACTTTAAAACAAATGGAGTCCTTGAGATTAAAGACAACAATGGCAATGTTATTTACAGCGAGTTTGAACGTGAATATTGGCGTAAGCGTGAATACGATTCGGATGGCAATCTTATATACGATGAGGGTTCAACAGGCATAATTGTTGACAATCGCACCCCCGAAATAATCGAACACAACGGACGCAAATACAAACTAATACCCTAACCAAAACCAAAACCCATGAGTTACACCCCACAACCCAACACCTTCACCCTGTTCGTAAACGACAAAGGCGACAACCCTAAGCGTCCCGATTACAGGGGCGATGTGGTTCTCCCCGATGGAACCAAGATGCGCCTCTCCGGGTGGGTCAAGGAATCCAACGGCAAGCGGTTCATCAGCGGTAAAGTTGAGCCAATCCAGCAGCAGACCAGCGGTGGAAATTTTGCGCCCCAAGACGGTGATATGCCTTTTTAGTGTAAATTTGCACCCAACATACATTTACCAATATAGCCCATTTGTAATTGCAGCCAAATGGTGCTACCGATAAAGGGTTCATTCTCTAACCCCTGCCCCGGCTGCTGCAATCAGTCGGGGTTTTTTTATCTTACACGATGGCAGAAATATCAATGTTCAAAGCGTCCACCAATGGCGGTGTGCGAAATAATGTCCCCGAAGACCACATGCCTTTTGTCCAGTACATACAGGACATCAAGGACGGCATCTACTACACCGAGGTCATGGCTTACCGAAACGCCAATACCGAAGAAACCAAACGCAGGCTTTCAGCCGTAACGCCCAGCGGTAAGTTCAAGAAGCAGGGCAAGGAAGGCCTCGAAACGCATTCGGGAATTATCTGCATTGACATCGATGCCAAGGACAACGAAGGCGTTGACGTGCTTGCAATTCGCCAAGATGAACACCTCTACGCTTTGCACCAAAGTGCCGGGGGCCAAGGCTATGCAGCCTATTACCGCATCGAAGCCGACCGACACCTCGACGCTTTCTTTGCTTTGGAGAAACGCTTGGCAGACCGTTATCACATCATTGTGGATCCCGCTTGCAAAGACGTAAGCCGGTTGCGGTTCGTGAGTTTTGACCCGGACGCATTCATCACCGACAAACCTGTTCCGGTATTTAAGACCTACCTGCCCAAGGCCAAGGCTGCACCAGCCCCAAAGTTCTACCCACACGGTGAACACGATGTCGAACACATTCTCCAGCAAATCGAAGCCAAGCGAATAGACCTAACGGATTCTTATGCCGATTGGATAAAGATTGGCTTTGCCATTGCTGCAAAATACCATGAGCAAGGTGCAGACCTGTTCCATCGGGTTTCGGCATTATCCCCAAAGTACAACCCGGAAGCCTGCGACAAAAAGTACAAGCAACTTTGCAACTCCAAGCAGAATCAAGTGTCCTTTGCTTCCTTCATGTGGCTTGCTAAGAATGCAGGGGTAGAGATTCAAACCAAAATCACCAAGCACATCGTGTCCACAACCAAGTCCCATCGTATGCGTGTTGGTACAAATGGCGGTCCCAAGGACATCAACGCAGCAACCGAAACCGCAGTTCGCATACTTCGGGAGATAGACAACATCGACATCGATGGACTCGAAGAAATCGTCGCCAACACGATGGCACTCGATACCAGTGAACTAAAGTCCGCTGATACCGAGGATACACCAATCAAGCAGATAAAGGCTTACTTACGTTCATTTAACCTAAAACGCAATGCAGTAACCCGTTGCATTGAATTAAAGGGAGAGCCAATTACCGACGTTGACATCAATGACCTTTACACCGATTGTCTTGAGCAATTTGGAAAGAAGGAAGTTAATATGCAACTCATTAACTCAATTATTGATTCAAGCCATACACCGACCTACAATCCATTCACCCAGTTCTTTGCAAAGCACGGACATCGCCAACCCTTTGGGTGCATCGAAGCCCTGACCAATACCATTACAACTACCAATTTGGATCACCATTTTATGCAACTTTGCATTCATAAATGGCTCTGCTCGGTCATCGCAAGTATGCACGGGGAATACTCTCTTTCAATACTGGTCCTTTGTGGCGACCAAGGCATCGGCAAGACCAACTTCTTTCGAAACCTGCTGCCCGATGAACTTCGGGCCTATTACGGGGAATCCAAACTGGATGCCGGCAAGGACGATGAGATTCTCATGTGCAAGAAGATTATCCTCTGCGATGACGAGTTTGGTGGCAAATCCAAGCAGGAAGCCAAGAAACTCAAGGAATTGTCCTCCAAGCAAACCTTCAGCATCCGCAAGCCCTACGGCCGGGTACATGAGGAACTGAATCGGTATGCGGTCCTTTGCGGTACAAGCAACGACGAGGAAGTCATCAACGACCCAACGGGCAACCGTAGGATCCTGCCCATTGTAATCAGCGAGATTGACTGGGATGCCTATGCAGCCATCGACAAAACCGACCTGTTTATTGAAGCCCTGCATTCCTACAAGTTAAACGGGACCGATTCTTGGCAACTTTCCAAAGCAGAGATTACCATGCTTAACGAAAAGACCCTAAACAACATTCAGCCAGCAGTGGAGAAAGAATTGCTATACAATTACTTTACTATTCCCGATGAAAAAAACGACGGCATAGGTGCAGAGTGGTTAACCAATTCCGAAATTAAAAACATCATTGAATCATACACCGAGCAGAAAATCAATCAAAACAAACTTGGGGCCATTTTAAAGTCCATTGGATGCAAAAAGGTAAGCCGAAGTGAACGGGACAACCGTGGTTGCTATTTACTCATCCCTAAAACGAATAGTAGTAACTATCAGCAAAGGCTTGGTAATCAGGACAAACCATTTTAGATAGTCACTACATTCACTAAAAATGCGATTTTCCTTATACAATATATATGTGGGTGTGTGTGTGTGTGTGTATGTATTATATATACTCTAAAGAAAGTAGTAGATATAGTGACTATGTGACTATGAACGCCCCTAACGATATCAAAAACGCAGATTTTTATATTCACTACAACATTTTTGCAGTAACTATCAGTGACTATGCTTAGACCCTACCAACAAACCGCTATTGACCAAATGCGGACAAGCATTGCCGAGGGCAAAAGACGCTTGATACTCTGCTCCCCGACTGGGAGCGGTAAGACGGTCATGTTCTCATACATGGTGGCACGGGCCTTAGAGAAAGGCAAGCAGGCCATTATCTTCACGGATCGGGTGGAACTGCTCCGGCAATCCAACGGGGCCTTGGATCAGTTCGGTATTAAGCCAACGCTCATTGAGGCAAGCAAGACTCGTCTGGATGTTTCAGGAAATTGCTTCATCGCTATGGCCCAGACATTCAGCCGAAGAAAGGACGCTACCGAATACAAGGACCTATTGGCCCGGATGGACCTTGTAATCATTGACGAGGCTCACAAGCAAACATTCAACCCACTTCTGCCATACATAAACCCCAATGCCGTAGTCATCGGTGCAACGGCAACACCTGTTAGAAGGGGTAAACAGGAATGTCTTTCAAAATTTTATCAAGCATTAATACAACCTGTTCAGGTATCGGAATTAATTGAACAAGGATATCTTTCTTCTTTAATTAGTTATGGAGTATCAATTGACTTTCTTGCAAAAATTAAAATGAAAGGAGATGATTACGATTTAAAAGAAATGGCTGATATGTATAGCGAAAAGAAAGTTTATGAAGGGGTTGTTTATAATTACGATAAATTTACACCTAAGAAAAAGGCTATTCTTTTTGCCAGCAACATCGCATCAAGCAAGGAGGTTTGCGAGGCTTTGCAGGTCGCAGGGTTCAACGCCCGGCACGTTGACGGAGAGATGCCAAAGTCCTTACGAGCCGAAACCCTCGCATGGTTTAAAGAATCAACCGATGGGATCCTTTGCAACTGCGATTTAATGACTACGGGTTATGATGAGCCAAGCATCGAGGTTGTCATCCTTTACCGGGCGACTGCGAGCCTTCCGTTGTTTATGCAGATGGTTGGCCGAGGCTCAAGGGTTACGCCTACTAAATCACTTTTCACTTTACTTGATTTTGGCAATAACATTCAAACCCATGGGTATTGGGAGGATGACCAAAATTGGTCCCTAAAAAAGAAACGCATTCGTGAATCATCCGGAATTGGTGGCGTAAAAAATTGTTTTCAATGCAAGGCTACTATACCCATTGCTGCTATGGAATGCAAGTATTGCGGTTTTGTTTATCAACGAAAACCAAAAGAAACCAATGAAATGGTAGAGTTATCACGCCTCTCTAAACCTCAAGCGATGCAGATAGCCAAGCAAAGCACGATGTACCAAAAGGCTCAACTGGCAAAGGCCAAAGTGATCAGTCCATACTGGGTGCTACACAACTGCAAGAGCAGGGCCGAGGCCGAAGAGTTTGTCAGTTACATGGGATGGAAGCGAGGTTGGTATTTTCACAATGCAAAACGATTTAAAATCTTTCAATCATGATGTCCGAGTTCAAACTCCAAGCCGAATGCTTCCAGTGGCACTGGAACAACTTTCCCAACGACCGGGGCCGATTGTTCACGGTCAACAACAACGCACCGAATGCCTATGCCGGCAGCGTGATGAAGGCCATGGGCGTGGTCGCAGGTGTCAGCGACATGATATGGCTCTCGCCAACCGGTGCGGTGATGCTGGAGTTCAAAGCCGAGAAAGGCAAGCAATCCCTCTCGCAGAAGTGGTGGCAGGGGGTGGTCCAAGATGCGGGCTACCGATACGAAGTAATCCGAAGCGTTGAGGATTTTCAGCGAGTGGTTGCAAGTGTGGAATAGATGTGTAAATTTGCCTATACGCAATCGGATACAATGAATGAGAAATCGGTCAATAAGCACCCTTATCGCATATAATGAATGATAAATCCGTCAGCCTACACGCTGACAAAACCTCCCCCATCGTTAGCCTATAACCTTACCAATTAAACCCCAAACCCAATGAAAACCACACCAACCGATTTCCGACGCTGGCAGATTCACATCCGCAAGGCTTGCGTCAACTGCAACCGCCCCGACAAAAGCGAAACCATCAAGCCGTGGTCCGTCAACTGGACCCTGCTCGGTCGTATCCTCCAAGCCAAAAACGCCTGACCATGGAATGGATTAAATGCTTGGACCGAATGCCGACACCTTACGAGCCTGTCCTGATTTTCACGACCGACCGCAATCAAGCCTACGCATGGCTTGGAGATGGCCGTTGGTACTACGAACACCAAACGTGGTTCCTAATCGAAGTGAGCCACTGGATGCCCCTACCCCCTAACCCGTTTTAACCCAAACAAAATGAACAACGAACTCACGCCCCGCATTAAATACCATGACAACGGAAATGTATCTATTAAAGGACAAAGGAATTCCAAAGGACAACGAGAAGGCATTTGGGAGATTTTTTGGATGAACGGAAACATCCAATGGAGAATCCCATACAAAGAGGATAAGAGGGATGGAATTAAGGAGTGGTTCTATGAAAATGGAAACACCCTTAGCAGAACCCCATACAAAGATGATAAGATAGATGGAACACAAAAGTTTTACGATGAACAAGGAAACATCACCGAAACCCGTTTTTGGAAAGACGGAGAACTAATTGAAACAATTAAACCCTAACCCGTTTTAATATGGACCTAATATCACGCACCATACTCGGCTACACGGCAGAGGTTGTCGGAGTCAGCCCGGACGACATCTTGAGCGAAGTCAAGACCCAAGAACTGGTCCTTGCTCGAAGCATCTTCGCAGACATCGCCTACTCCGAGTACCTCTACACCTACTGCCAAATCGGGCGAATCATTAAGAGGAATCATGCAACGGTCATGCACAACCTCGAAATCCTTGCCAAAAACATGAGAGCAAGGCCCGACATCAAGTTTCTTCGTACACAGGTTTTGAACAGGACGAGAGATTTTTTGCAACATTAACAAGAACCCCCTCCATCTTTGCGTGAGTGAACGCAGAGAGCATCGTCCTTGACCTGTACCGAAGCGGAGAAATCCGCAAGGCTTGCCTCACCATTACGGGGGGCAATCCGCTTTGGAAGGACCTCGAACAAGAGGTCGTCCTGATTCTGCTCGAAAAAGACCCCGACAAGATTACCAAGATGCAGGTCCAAGGCTACCTGCGTTTTTACATCGTTCGCCTGATAATGAACCTGTACCGGGGCAACAACAATCAATTCGCCAAGAAGTACCGCCACCACGACGAGCGGGTTGAAGTGGATCCCGAAACCCAAGAACTGGGCAAGGACTACGACTCCCTGCTCGACGACCTTTGGGCCATCGCCCAGCAAGAGATGGACTCTTGGGCCAAGGATGGAGCGTTCCCTTACGACAAAGAACTGCTGAACCTACTGATGCAGACCGGGAACATGAAGGCCATGTCCCGGGAAACAGGCATCCCGTACAGGTCCATCATCTACTCCATAGAACAGGCCAAGGCCAAAATCAAAACCGCAATCGAAGCCAATGGATATACTGGTCTATCCCATCCTGATTAGTGCTTTAGCGACCCTTGCGGTCGTGGAGTTCCGGGTCCTGCCACAGTGGTTCTACGCTCTGCCCTTTGCGAAGCGGAAGCCGTTTTCGTGTATGACCTGCTTTGGCTTTTGGCTTGGCTTTGCCCTGACCCTGCCGACCTGCCAATGGTACTTGGCCCCTATCCTTGGGCTTGCCTCATCTGCCACCGCAATAATCATCCGGGAATGGACCTTCAAATGACCAACGACCAATTCATCGTGGCCCAAAAGCATCGCAAGTACTGGGACCAATATGTGGCATCGCTAACGATGCGACTACCACCCGATGCCGTTGGAGAACTGCAAGCCATCCTGACCGCTCACGGACGACCGCCCACGAATTGGTGGTGCGCTGACTGCGTAAAATCGGCTCTCCAATACATTTACCTTCAAGCGGACTTGTTTGCCGAAGCCAACCAAAACACCATAAACCACTCCCTGAATGCCCCTGCCAATCCCGAACAATAACGAGTCAAGAGAAGGCTTCATCGGTCGTTGTATGTCCAACAACGAAACCAATGCAGAATTTCCTGATACGGCTCAACGGCTTGCGGTTTGTGGCTCAACGTGGGAGAATCACAAGAGGCAGCAATTCGAGTCTTACTCCGACTACGGCCAAGAGATTCGGTCGAATGCCAAGCGAGGGATAGAACTCAACGAGCGGAACGGGAACAAGTGTGCGACGCAAACAGGCAAGGTCCGGGCGCAGCAACTTGCCAACGGGGAAGCAATTTCCCTTGAAACCATCAAGCGGATGCACTCCTACCTGTCCCGTGCTGAAACCTACTACGA